CCATTTTTCGCGGCACGAAAGGTGAAATCGGTGTCGCTGTATACGTTTCGGAATCTTGCGTTGAATAGTCCATGTTGCTCATAATATTTGCGTGTAAGAATTGCCATGCAAAGCAATTCGTCTTTTCTATATCCGTCCGATATCCGAAGCACCTGCGGTTTTGAAATATCGAGACGATTCTCAATCATCTCGTCCCAGCCCGGCGGGCATTCCCAGTCGTCCGAAAGTTGTATAATAATATCCCCCGACGCCTTGGCCGCTCCTAAGTTCCAAGCTCCGACGGAATACCCTTGGTCTTTTTGCGTCACAGATCGGAATCGTTTTAGAACGTCAGCCGTAGTATCGTCGTGATCGACTGCAAAGATATGTTCCACGCGCTCTGGATGCGTTGCGCGGGAAAGCCACAGCGTCATACATTGAACGGCCTCCACCGGCCTTCCTCGCGTTGCATGGACTAGCGAAATCTTAGGCTTGTCCGACCCTGCCAGCGTTTCACGCTCGATCTCTTCCGCGTCTTCGTTGCGTCCGAGAAGTCGGAGCACCCATGCGTAGAGTTGATCTCCCTTCCATCCATACCACTCTTTCCGATGCGTCCATTGCGGAAACTTAGGCGTCGGCACTTCGAGCATTTCTTCTACCACTTTCAGCGCTTCTTGGTATTTTTTATCATCAAGCAAAATGCTGGCTTCTAGCCCGTAGGCTTCGCGGCGCTTTGGTTCAAGCTCTCTAGCCTTGCGTGCAAGGTTGAGCGATGTTGCACCTGATGTCAGGTTTGCACAGTTTAACAATACTTCGTAGCGATTAACGCCGTCCAGATCGCTCAATGCCAATGCCTCGGAGCCGTATTTCGCAGCGAGTTCTTTGTTTCCTGCGATGAAGTTCTCGTAGTGCAAATAGAATTTAAAATGCGAAGTCATCCTGTCTTGGTGCATTAGAATGCGGCGGTTGCGCTCGCTGCTGTTGCGATGCCCTAGCGGCGGCTTGTGAGTGATCTCCAAGTCGCGGCGCATATAGACCTGCACGTCCTTTGTAGGCTGCGCGTTTTCATGAACTGGACGATGCCACCATGCCGTGTGGTAGCGGAAGAATCGCTCGCGTGGTGCGCGTTTGCCTTGTTCTGGAATAACGTAGTCGGTGAGAATCCAGTCTTGCTCTGGTGGGCATTCTTCAAGCGCGGCGAGCGTAGGAGCGACCATTGCCGGTTCAATGATGTCGTCGCAGTCAGCCCACATAACCCAGCCTTCCTTACCGGCGAGTTCGTAAGCCTTGGCAAATGCCTTGTTCCTAGCTTCGCCGAAGTTGTCGAGGTGTTCCCAGTCGGCCACTAGCGGAGAATTGAGATATTCGTCAACGTGACATCCAAGTTCTTTTGCTATTTCTAGCGTGCGGTCTGGCTTGAGTGCTCCGATTGCGCGGACGACAACAATCTCGTCGCATATCTGTTGGAGTGACTTAACGCATCGCTCAATGCGCGGCTCTTCGTTGCCGCAAATTAAGCCTGCGACCAGCTTCGTTTTTTTGTTCATGTTTACTCTTGATGTATATGTCAACAAAAACAAAAAAGCCACCCCTTTCGAGGTGGCTTTTCCGATGCTACTTGCGGGGAATCTTAGAATCCAGTCGTGATGCGGATGATGCTCGATCCGTCGATGACTTTCTCGGCGCTGTTCTGACGAACGCGGAGAACGTCGGCGCGGCGGGCTTCGTCACGATAGGTTTCGGAGACGAAAGGCACGGGACTATCAGCAGCCCATACAATCGTGCGGCCGAATCCACCGCCGGAGAAGTCTCCACCAACCGTGTTGGCGAGGGCCATGTAGGTGTTGCTCCAGATGAACCCGCCCGAATACACTTGGCCTTTTTTGGCTGTGTTTTTCGGGGCGCGACCAACGAGAACGCGGTCGACTCCGACAGCGGCGGCCACTTCGCCTTCGCTCAAGAGACGGCTTTGATCCGAAGGAACGATGCCGAAGAATTGGTTTTGAACCTTGGCCGAGCGGCGAATGCGCTCGAACACAGGCATGGACATGATCAATGTATTCGCGAGCACGCCGTATTTGGCGAGTTCGAGCTTGGCTGCGGCAACGTCGCCGGGGACGTCGAAGCTGGTGATGTTCGCTTCGGTGTAGGCTGCGCTGGCGCTGATCGCTGTCAGGCCGTTGGCGGCGAATGCTGCGGAAGCAACACGGGCCTCGTGGCTGACTTGGATCTGGCGGAGCAACATCGCGGCGATGTTAACTTCGGTGTCGAAGAATCTGTCGAGATCGCGGCGGTTGGAGTCAGGAAGAACCTCTTCGAGACCGTATTCGATAGCGTCGAACGAGTCGCTTGTGAACCGGCGGCTTGTGCGGGGATATCCAGCACCGGCGGCGATCTTGAGTGCGTCGTCGTTGAGGGCTTCGGAGTCGCCGAGGTTCAATTTCAGATATGCGCCGGAGCGAACGTCTGAGCTGAACACGGGCATGACTTCTGTGCCGATGAACAAATTGTTTTTGTTGCTGAGACCTTCGAAGACAGCCTGGGCGATGTCTGCGCGAATGGTTGTGTATGAGAGTGCCATAGTGGGTAGTTAAATTATTGGTTGAACTTAGGGACGTATTCGACGATGTCACCGGCTACGCCGCTGTTGATCGCGATGCCGAGAGTCGCTGCGCTGGCTGCGAGGCTTCCGACGATGGTTCCGTTCGTCACAGCGAAGACCGAGCTGCCTGCGGTAACGATACCGGCGGCGGCTACGATGCCGAACTGCGATGGGAAAAACATTTTGACGGCGCCTTGATCAGCGGCTGCGGTGTCGTCTTGGACAACTCCGATTGCTGCGGCTCCGGTTGATGCGGCTTGCGCCGCGTTGTCGCCTGACACGCTCACGAGAGTGTTGGCGCTGATAGCGGAAGCGAAGTTAAAACTCCGGATTCCTAGGTCGTTTTGTGTTGCCATAAATTAGGTGGATTAAAAGTTGAGTTGGTTGTTGTCGCGGGCTTCGATGTAGGCTTCGCGGTGGTTGCGCATTGCGAAACGGATCGCTTCGGTGCGGCTGCCGAGTTCCTCGGTTTTCTGGGTGATGATCGCTTTCAAGTCGAATTTCTCTTCGGCTTTCTCTTCAGCTACTACCGAAGCCTTTACTGGAGCGGCTCCGAAGTTCGAGATGATCGTGTCGAGCTTGGCTTCGAGCTTGGAAATTGCGCTGAGTTCAGCGGCCATCTCTTCCTTCATAGGCTCTGCGGCTGGATCTTCGGCTGGCATTTCCATTTTGTTCTTGTAGTCGCCGAAGGCGGTTTCAAGAGCGGCGAGACGAGAAACGATGTCGGCGATGCTGACCTCGTCCTCCTTTGGTTCGATTTCAATTGTTGCGTCTTCCATTTGTTTGAAAAATTTGTCAACTTGCTTGGCGGTAAAACTGAAAAGCCCGGTCGCATTTGCGGCTGGAGTTTGCACGAGATCGGCGCTGTAAAGCTCGGTGCAGCTCGCGAAGTCCATCCCATTCACTTCACGGATCGGCCCGCTAAATGCGATACTGATCCCGAACGTGTCGGGAAGTTTGCTTGAAATCTCCAAGACGTAATCGCGCATTGGCGATGTTTGGAGAAGGTTGAGATCGCCCAAGAGTTGCGATCCGACGATGCGGAAATTGTTTACGAAACCGACGATGTCTTTAATGCCTGCGCCGTGGTCTAGGTTGACCTTGACGCCGCCCTTGTATGACTCCGCGCATTCTTTGACTTCCATCAAAGTCTGCTCGTCAACGTATAGGCCGTGGCCTTTCGCTTCGCCGATTGAAATTATTGATACGCCTTCGATGACATCCATTCGAAGGCGCGGATGTCAAATGCTGTCCATCAATTCCATCGCTGCTTGTGCCATCAAATAAACTTCAAGTTCGTTCTCTTCTTCGCATCCGACGACGTCGAATGTGGACGATATAGACACTCCTGCGCGGCCCGTGCCGGCATGGTTTCGGTTGCCTTTTGCTGTTGTGCTTGCGCTGATCGAAAGCGAAGCGTCAGAAGTGCGAGAATTGAACGCGCTGCCTGTTACATTTATCCGCGTTCCTGCGCTTATATCGACGCTCCCGACTGAATATCGGAGTCTGTTGCCGATAGCGTAGAGCGTTACCCTTCGCTCGTCACGCCTTCCCCCACCCCCAGGAAGATCGGTCGGAGCGATAGGAACTGGCGGGACTACCGAAACGAATAACAAGCCCTGCACGCCGATTGAAATCGGCGTCGGGCTTGGCATTAAGCCCTGCGTTGCGATGAGCAGGGAAGCTAGCATACGCTTAGACTCGCGTGACTATCGTGCTCGTAGTTCCGTCTCCGGTGATCGCCTGTGTGATAGCTCCCGCCGAGCGTAGCGTTGGCGTTACCGTTAGCGCGTTTGCGATATCGAGTCCGTGGATCGCGTGGATCTCTGTTACTTGCACAAGCTCCGGCGCGAGTTCCGTTCTGACGGCGCTTGCATTCCCTGCCGCTGTTGGTATCGCGGCGAGTTGAGTGTCGAGGTTTGCGGTGGCGAGGCCTATTGCGGCGCGGACGTCAGCTGCGGTTAGCGTTGCTGTTCCTGTGGTCGCATCCACGGGAACGCCAAGTGCAACTGATCCCGCCGCTGGAATGTATGCAACGCCCGTAAGTGCTCCGCTTGCATACACGGTTCCAAAGCGAACGTCTGTGATGGCGGCTTGTCCGAAACTGTTGTCGGCGGTGAAAAAATCGCTGTATGTTGTTGATCCGTTTTTGCCTTGCCGGAATTTTGCTGTGGTCGGAGTTGGGTCGATGAGATATTTGGACGCATATATGGCAGATATTCCGTTTGCGCTACCGATGAGCGATCCGCTAATTTTGACGTTGGCTGCGGTGTTGTCTGAGGATAAGCCACTCGCGGAGTTGGTCGCGGTGATGTCGCCTGTCGATACGATTGTTCCTGTGCTGGCGTTGTTTAGGCCGTAGGCGGTGGTGCCGCTTCCGCCCGTTAGTGTGCTGGAAGTAACGGTGACCGTTCCTGTGCTGGTATTGCTGAGACCGTAGGCGTTTGTGCCGCTTCCGCCCGTTAGCGTGCTAGATGTGATTGTGATCGTTCCTGTGCTGGTATTGCTGAGACCGTAGGCGCTGGAGTTGCTCCCGCCCGTTATCGTACTAGATGTGACGGTGATTGTTCCTGTGCTGGCGTTGTTTAGGCCGAAGGAAGCGGTGCCAATCCCTCCCGTTAGCGTGCTAGATGTGATTGTGATCGTTCCTGTGCTGGCGTTGTTTAGGCCGTAGGTGGAGGAGCCTCCACTCCCGCCGGTTACCGCGCTCGATGTTATGGTGACTGCGCCTGTGCTGGCGTTGTTTAGGCCGTAGGCGAAGGAGTTATTTCCACCCGTCAATGTGCTGGCATTTGTAACACCTATAGTTCCTGCCGCCGACGTAGACTCGATGGCGTGCGCTCCGTTTGCGGCGGTTGTTCCCGGCACTCTTCCGCCGATTGCGACAATGCCATCGAGCGTTAATGTTCCGCTTGATGAAAATGCAATAGCGCGAGTCGACAAGTTAACTGCCGAGCCTGTTGCACGGCAACCAGCAAGTGTCGAGCTTGCGGCTGCGGAAACGGTCAAGCAATTCGCGGAGCCTGCTTGGATGTATGCACCCGTGATATTCCAGTTTGCCGCTAGTGTGAATCCGCCGCCCGTTGCAATAGTCAGCGGCGTGTTGACGTAGTTCAACAAAGCTCCCATGCGGCGAGCCGTGCCGGTGGTTGCTGTGCCTGCGTTGACGGCTTGGAAAATCTGACCGACTGCTGAGGTGATCGCGACCGGAGTTCCTGCATTTGTTCCTGGAGCAATGCAGTTTGCCGTCAATGCAAAGTTGGTCGTTCCAAGCGAAACGACCATGTAGATTTGTCCCGGAATAAACGAGCCAGATGTGTCCACGGTTGAGCCGGTCAAGTCGATGGATTGATCAAGTGC